TTCCTACTAAAGAAGTTTTAACAATCAATTTAGAAACGAGGAAAGATTTAAATGAGGAAGTATATCAAAATGCAATTAAAGCGATTGCTGAACTTGACGATTCGGCGGTCGAATACCAATGGTTGCTCGACACCACAGAAAAGTGGTGTAAAGACAGAGCCATCTATCTCGCACTCTTGGAGTCTATCAAAATCGCAGATGGCGGCAATCAGAAAGTATCAACTGATGCGATTCCAAGCATTCTCCAAGATGCCTTAGCAGTATCTTTTGACGAACATGTAGGTCACGATTATATTGAAAACAGTGAAGAAAGATATGAATTCTATCATCGTGAAGAGGATAAAATTCCTTTCCATCTGGAATACTTCAATAAGATTACAAAAGGTGGGTTACCCAATAAGACATTGAACGTAGCTCTTGCTGGCACTGGTGTAGGTAAGTCACTCTTCATGTGTGACCTTGCTGCTCATTGCTTATCGATGGGCAACAATGTTCTTTATATTACATTAGAGATGGCAGAAGAGAAGATTGCAGAACGTATTGATGCAAATATTTTTAACGTAAATATTAAAGATATTGTTGATTTGCCTGAGACAATCTTTCAAAGTCGTATCAACGAACTCAAAAGAAAAACTCAGGGTCGCTTAATCATCAAAGAATATCCAACAGCATCAGCACACGTCGGTCATTTCAAATCTCTTCTCAATGAGCTCCAACTTAAGAAAACTTTTAAACCTGACATCATCTTTATCGACTACCTTAACATCTGTGCCAGTGCCAGGTATAAAGGCGCTATTGTCAATTCTTACACGTATGTTAAAGCGATTGCTGAAGAACTACGTGGTCTTGCTGTTGAACACAATGTCCCTCTTGTCTCAGCGACGCAAACAACCCGTAGTGGTTTTGGCAATAGCGACGTGGATCTTACTGATACTTCGGAATCCTTTGGTTTACCTGCTACTGCTGACTTTATGTTTGCTCTTATTGCGACAGAAGATTTGGAGAAGGATGGTAAGATTCTGGTCAAACAATTGAAAAACAGATACAACGACCCTACCATGTATAAACGATTCTTGGTCGGGGTTGACAGAGCACGAATGAAGCTCTATAATGTAGACAACGCTGTTGACTTATCTTCGGATAAAGAAGAAGAGTATGACTTTGAAGAGATGGCAGCACAACAAAATAAAGACACCAAAAATAAATTTACCAGTTTTATCTTATGACAGTTGATCTTAATAAGTATGTTGAGTTTGTAAACACCACTACTTCTTTACCCAGTAAAAATTTTCCTGACTTTTCTTCTCGTCTCGCAGAACTTCAGAGAGAAAATTTTCCTACCGAGAGATTGCTTACTGCTGCTGTAGGAATGTCTGCTGAAGCTGGAGAGTTTACTGAGATTGTGAAGAAGATTGTCTTCCAAGGTAAACCAGTAAATCAAGAAAACTTGTTTCATTTGAAGCGTGAACTTGGTGATGTTATGTGGTATGTTGCTCAAGCATGTGTAGGTTTAAATATTTCACTTGAACAAGTCCTTCAAATGAATTTTGAAAAACTGAGTGCGCGTTATCCTGAAGGTGCATTTAGTATTGAGCGAAGTGAAAACCGAGTTTCTAACGACCTTTAATAATAAATACCTCCTATAGGGAGGTTTTTTTATGCCAGCAAGTAGCGGTAAAAGTGCTTGGGAGAAGTATTATAAAAATAAAACAGTTAACACAACTGTTAAGGCAGATACTAAAACCACTAAAGATACTAATTATGTTTATTCTCCAGGACCAGATACAAAAACATCTGAAAGATTATCGGACGGGTCTTCTATCACAGTTCATGGTGGGAATGAATATAATTCTCGTTTAGCAATAGTTTATGATAATGGTGCGAAGAGTGGATATTTTCCTATTGGTAATATTCATAAACCCAAAGAAGGTTCTTGGAAAAGTTGGAGTACAACAGCTTCTAAGTTAGCTGAGGGAACTAAATTAGAAACTTTAGATTATTTAAATGGGCAGGCAAATGTTGCTTGTAGAATATTTGAAAGTGCTGATGATATGGGAACATCTATTCTTTCTGGACTTGAATCTTCTGCAGCTGTTCCTGATCATGTATTGGAACAAGTATCTGATTTTTTTATCGATAACATGGGAGTCACTGGTAGTCAAGTCAATAATAAGTTTAACTGGATTCCAGGCATACATGAAAAAGATAAAAAATTGCTTGGTATTTATTTGGGTGAGTTGTTGCCAGGATATTTTGCTTTGAAAAATAGATATGGTTCTGATATCTTTAGTAAAAGAATTATTCATGAGGGGTTTAGTAAATTTGTTCTTCCTGATGATCCTTCATTTGGTGGTATAGATTCTGCCTTCATTTATTCGAATGGCAGTAGAGCATGTATATCAAGTAAGTTTGGTAGGGGTGCGTTCGCTTCTATATGGAATAATATTATGCCACTTGTAGTAGATAATAAATCGGAAAGCGGTATAGTTAATTTGCCAAAAGATTCTATTGTAAAACAATTGATACGAACATGTGAATCTGTATCTGACTATAAAAATAAAGGTAGAAAAGCATTGTACTATTGTGGAGTTAAAGAAATAATGAATAGTACTATAGATCCAGAAGTATTTTTTAGAGAATTGAAACAGGGAAATTTATCGGCAGATTCTGCTAGCCTTTATAGGGATATAGTTACTAAAGTAAATGATTTAAAATCTCAAAGTGGGTATACACAATTATCAACATTTAACAATAGACGGGTTTTGCCAACATCAATATCATCAGTTTTTTCCAGAATAATATCGGATAGATTAAATATAGAAGTATCAACTACTCCCGCTTTGCAAAATCGTTTGAAAAGTATTATGGCTGGAAAATCATTTTTCCAGTTGCATATGGATGATACTAAGTTTCTAAATACAGGTGAAGTATATTTTAATGTTAAAAAATCATCAACCGTTAATATTATATTTGATGGAGCTAAATCTACGATTGATGAACTTGATGCTGGATATGGCACAGTAAACTATAAACTTGAATAATGGCAAATGTAGTAAAGTTAAAACACTTAGAACATTTAGAAGATGAAGTATTAAACTATGGTTCGTCTGGATGTGCTGCTGTAGTAAATTTTCTTACCGAATTAAAAGATATGATCGGCAAGAAATCAACAAATGGATTTTTACAAACAAAATGGGATGGAGCTCCATCTGTGGTTTGTGGTAAAGATCCTATGACAGGAACTTTTTTTGTCGGAACTAAATCAGTGTTTAACAAAAAAGATCCCAAAATATGTTATACATCAGATGATGTTGATTCGATGTATGAAGGTGAATTAAATAAAAAACTTAAAGATTGTTTGAAGTATTTTTCTAAACTTGGTATTACTGGAGTTATTCAGGGAGATCTTTTATTTACTGACGACAAAAAAACTAAACGAGTAGACGGCGAGGAACTTATAATATTCAGACCAAATACTATTACTTATGGTATACCGAAAGATCATCCCATAGGACAGATAGTTGACAAAGCAAAAATAGGAGTTGTGTTTCATACTCACTATGCTGGTGGTCCAGATCTTGCAGATATGTCTGCCAGACCTAAAGTTGAAATATCAAATTTTAATGTTGTAGCAGATGTAGCAGTAATTTCTAATGATACACAAGTTCAGAAAGTATCATTTACTGCACCAGAAGAACAAACATTCAATAGATATATTGATAAGATAAAAAGAATGTGCGATACTTCTTCTGACTTTCATGACTATCTTGTAGAAAATTCTGGAACAACAGGAGATGCAAAATTTTTTGTTGGCTCGTATCTAAAACCATTTTTCAATGCAGAAATCAGAGCAGCGAGAACGATTACAAATGTGCAAGACACTTTGAAATCATTTGCCATGTTCTATAAAGAAAAGATGGATAAAGAAATAAGCTCAGTTAAAACTGCTGCTGCTCAAACAAAGAAAAGAGATTTTCTTTATAGTGGTATTAAATACTTAGAAGATCATGAACGAGAATTTAAAGCATTCGTTGCTTTGTATAAAACTATTCAGGAAGCAAAGTTATTCATCATTGAAAAATTGGATGGATTAGAACAATTTAGAACTTTTGTTGAGATTGATGGGGGATACAAAGTTACTACTCCTGAAGGTTATGTTCTCCATCAAGATGGAGATATGGTGAAGTTGGTTAATCGTATTGAGTTTAGCAAAAACAATTTCACCATAGAAAAGAACTGGAAAAAATGAGTTTAATAGATTACAAAAGCTGTTACTTTACATTTGGTAGATTTCAACCATGCACTACTGGTCATGCAGATAACTTTGCTAACTTAAAAAGAATCGCTGGTTTCAATGACTATCGCATATACATTAGTCAGTCAGTGGATAAGAAAGGCAACAATCCTTTGCCACCAGATGTTAAACTAACATACATGAATAAATCTTTGCCAGAACATAAGGGCAAAATATTCAGTAGTGCCACTGCAAAAGACCCTGTTAGTATTCTTAAAGAGATTCAATCATTAGGATATGATAATGCATATTTTGTTGTTGGGTCTGATAGAGTGCAAGCGATGCAATGGATTAAGAACTATAATGGTAAAGATTTTTCATTTAATGAAGTAGATATCATTTCATCGGGAGACCGTGATGCTGATGGAGATACTTTTGCAATCTCTGGAACTAAAATGAGACGAGCTGCGTTTGCTGCGGATTTTAAAACATTTAGGCAAGGTATCCCCACTGCATTAAAAGATACTGACTGCAAAAAACTTATGGATGAGATTAGAACAAGATTACCTGATAACTTTAAATAAATATCAATAAAACACTATGAAATCACTGAAAGACATCTTACAACAATCACAACAGAAGTCTTACATGCTTGGCAAAGTATTTGCTGAGGGTGACTGGGTTAAAAATTCTGATGAAGAAGTAGGAAAGATTCACAGACGCGGTGTTAACTATGTTATTGCTGTGACCACAGAGGGCAAAATGTTTCGTGCCTGGGTAAAAGATATTAAAGAATATTTCGGTTGCGAAACAAAAAAATTATCTGACAAGGAAAAAGTTAAAGCATTTATAAATAAGAATAAACGACAAAAGAAAAATGACGATTGATGAGTTTTCAAAACACTTGATTGAGAGGTCTGTAACAGAACTCACCGAGAAAAGTAAGTGCAATCACACAGGAGCTGGCAAATCATGCCCCGTTCACGGTGATGCAGATTGTAACTCTTCAAAGCAAAATCGCGCAGAGGGTCTTATGGCAGATGAACTAGATGGGACTACTTATGAAGTAGTCATGGAAGATGGAGAAACTATCATCATCGAAAAAGCAAAAGGTCTTGATGGTAAAGCTTGCTGGAAAGGATATAAGTTAGCAGGCACCAAACAAAAAGGCGGCAAGACAGTTGATAACTGTGTGAAGGCTGGTTATGAAATGGATGGCGAAGAAGATCTAACAGAAAGAAAAGACATGCCAGGCAATCAGGAGAAGATTGATGCCAACAAAAACGGCAAGGTAGATGCTCATGACTTCGCACTTCTACGTGCAAGAAAAGGTAAGAAGTCAGTGAAAGAAATGTGGGAGAAGGCAGCGGAAGTTCAAGAGGGATACGGCAAAGCTAAAAAAAAAGCTGTAGATGAAGGCAAGAAAGCAAAGATCGAAATCATGCCATCAATCAACGATAATCCAACTGAGCAAGGTGAAAAGGAAAGTAGCGAGATTTCTTCAGACGCCAAAAACTCTAAGTATGATTCCAAGAAAAAGAAAATGAAAGAAGAAGTTGAATCTTTGGAAGAAAAGAAACTTTCTAAAGCAGAAACTGCTAAGAAAGAAAAGTTTGTGAAGGGTATGAAAAAAAAGTTTGGTTCATTTAAATCTAAGTATGGCGATAAAGCAAAAGATGTAATGTATGGAACTGCTACCGCCATGGCAAAAAAGAAAGCATAAATAGTTTTAAACTCCTTGGAGAATATAACAATGGGCGCAATCGTAGAACTAGTAAAACCAATTATCTTTGTAGCACTCAATAACTGCCATACTAAAAAACTTGTATGTGATCTACTTGACAGATATGTTGAGAAGACAGATAATGACATTGACAACGTAATTGCAACGACAGTTAGAACTGCTCTCATGAAAGGTTGCTGATTATTTTTTAAAACTGGATTTTGGTGGGATGCTGCGGCATCTCATTTTTTATAAATACCTTTTAGGATACGAAATTTTTATAGAGGAAACCGATGGCAATTTTCGGAACAATCGACGCAAAGGCGTTGGCAAATAATCTAACTGTTACTAATGGTAGCACAACTGTAACCACGACTGGTGATTTCACAAATAGAGCAACCAATAACTTTGTTCAGAATGGTGATGTTCTTTCTCTCAACGGCGTTCAATATGTTGTAGAGTCGGTAGTGTCAGCAACTTCACTAAAATTAAAAGTGGTATATGCTGGTTCAACTGGAACTGTTACCGCTGCTAATGCTATTCGTAGAACTCCTCCAAAAGAAGTTGCTGCTCGCCTTCTTCACGAAAGTCATTATCCATCAGGAACAAACTTCATCTTCGTT